TGTGGCAGTGGGACACCGGGCGCGAGGTCGAGGTTGTCGGCTGCGAGCAGGTGCATTTCGCCAAGTCGACCACAGGGACGTGCTACACGGTTGCGGTGGCCGACAGCAAGGCGAAGATTCCCGACAAGCTGCTCCAGGCGGCTGGGCGCGTGTACGCTTGGGCCTATATCACGGATGAGTCCTATGGCGGGCGCACGCGCATCGAGGCGCTCTGGGACGTAAAGAGGCGAGCCAAGCCCGCCGAGTATATCTATGAGCCGAGCGACCAGCGCACCATCAAGGACGCGGAGACGGCGCGAGACGAGGCCAAGGCCGCGCAGAAGGCGGCGGAGGCCGCACGCGACAAGGCTGTCGCCGCCGAGGTCAAGGAGGCACGCGCCACGACTCTTGCCTCGGGCTCGGAGGCAACGGCGGCGATGGAGGGCAATGTGCTGGTTGTCGGCGTGCCGAAGGGCGACGCGCTGAGATACAGCGACCTCACCGCCGAGCAGATCGCGGAGCTCAAGAAGCCCGCGACGGACGCGGCGGCTGGCGTGAACAAGGTCAACAACGAGTTCAAGCAGCTCAAGGCTTCTGTCGAAACGGCGGAGAAGGGCCGCGCCGACGCCGAGGTCGTGCGCAAGGAGAAAGAGATCGAGCGCGGGCAGAACGAGACGGAGCGCAAGGAGGCTGAGGCCGGACGCAAGACTGCCGAGCAGAAGCGCGAGCAGGATTCGACCAAGGCCCTCGCCGACGCGCAGGCGGCGCTCAAGGACGCCAAGACGGCAGCCCTGAACTACCAGTCGATTATCGACTCGGCGGCTGCCGTGACGGCGCTGGGACTCAAGAAGGTAAACGGCAAGATTTGCCAGATGCGAAAGGTAGGTGCCTAAATGGCCGATACGCAGGCAACCGAGCAGGCAACCGAGGGGTTCGAGTACGCGGACCCGCTGGCATCGGACAAGGCGGTGTGGGCGCTTGTCGGCGCGGTGAAGAATCTGGGCGACCAGAAGTCGCTCGAGCGCGACGCCTCGACGGGCCGCTACTCCAACGAGAGCGTCGCCGCGATGGTCGACAAGCACAAGACGGGGCTGGTGTACACGTTCCTCATCCCGGCGGGCAGCCCCACCGACATCCAGCCCATGAGCGCTGCCGCGAAGCGCGTGGCCTCCACCGAGTTCGTGCCCGCGACGGCGACGAGCGCGGCTGTCGACCCGTTCGACACCGAGGGCGGACCGTGGTTCCACGTGTCCGCCAACGCCGGTGCCGACGCCGACGGCGTGCCGTGGGTCGAGGCCATCGACGGCGTCGACTACGGATTCTCGCGCGTGGACAACGGACACGGCAACAACGTCTACGAGATCGCGCCGGTCGTTTGGCAGGCGGTCGAGGTGCTGACGAACGGCAACCTGCTCGTCTCGTGGTCCGACAGCCGATTCAGCGGCTCGCAGCCGAACCCCAAGGCATTGCTGCCGGACGGCACGCTGCGACCGTACATGCTGACGCCGACGTATCCCATGAGCATCGACGCCGACGGGCGCCCGCGCTCCGTCTCGGGCGCGAAGGTCGCCAACCGCACGACGTCGCACGACTCGCTCGTCGACCTTTGCAAGACCGCGACCACGGGCTACTCGGGCATGAGCGTCTATGACCAGTGGTATATCAACTTCCACCAGTTGACCAAGACGCTCTGCAAGTCCTCCCAGGTGGACTTCCCGGGTTGCACGGACTTCAACATCCAGATCCACCCCGCGCTCGCCGAGACGGGCGTCACGCGCGTGGTCGTCACCGCCGAGCAGGCGGCGAAGATTCCCGTGGGCGCGTCGATGATGTACGGCACCGACACGGGCACCACGTGCCCAGACCGAGGCGCCGCAGCCGCATACGACGTGTTCGACGGCGCGGTCGTCGGCGGCAAGGAGACGCTCGCAGACGGCAACGTGGCGCTTCTCATGGACGTCGCCAAGGCGTTCGACACGACCGTGAACACATGGCTCCAGAGTGCGCCGTGGAACACGGGCAACACCGATGCCCTCGTGGGCGACGGCCAGGTGGCGAAGGACGGCAAGCATCCGTTCAAGATCGGCGGCGTCGAGACGGGGCTGGGCCTGTGGGAGTTCATGGGCGATACGCTCTTCGTCTCCGACGGCACGGGCTTCGGCATCGCGGTCAACCCCGACACTCGCAATGAGAAGAAGAATGCCGTGGCGGACGGGGTGACCCCGACGGCGGCGTGCATGCCGACGGCAGATGGCTACATGCTCGACATCCAGTTCGTCAACGGCCTTATCTTGGGAAAGGGGCTCGGCGGCTCGGCGACGACCGGTGTCGGCGACTACTTCTACTTCGACACCTCCGGCGGCAAAGTCAAAGGCACAATCCGTCTGGTTCGGTTCCTCGGCAGCCTGTGGGACGGCTCGAGTGCCGGTCTTCGTTGCGCGAGCTCGAGGTACTGGTCCGGTGGGGCCGCTTGGCACTTCGTCTCCCGGCTTTCTGCTACGGGCCGTAGCCGGGGGTGAATCAGGGCGTAGCCCTGAGAGGGGGCTGGCCCCCTCCTAACCCCAAACAGGGATTCACGGTGAGGGCGGCGCTGGTTTCTGGTTCAGTTCCTCGGCAACCTGAGGAACGGCTCGAATGCCGGTCTTCGTTACGCGAACTCGAGGAACAGGTCCGGTAGGGCCACTTGGAACTTCGTCTCCCGGCAATCTGTCTATAAATCTCTACTCGCACCGTGTCTACCGCGCCCGCCGCTTTCTGGCGGGACGCGGCTCGGCCTGACTCCTTTGAGTGAAATTTGTCCGCAAGGCTCACGGGCTGGTAGCCGCAAGGCGAACGCTCGTATGACAGACAGAAAGAGCTTTGATCTATGAAAACCTACTGCAAGGGCATCGAGTTCACGCGCAAGAGCGTCGTCGAGGCCCTGCACCGATGGAAGAAAAGCGACTCCGGCAAGGAGAACGGCTGGCGCGTCGCCGACGAATACGGCACCGAGACGGCGTTCGTCGACCGCATCTGGCTAGAGCTCTCGACCGAGACGCTTACGTTCGAGCCGATTCGAACCTACCTGAAGCACGACCCAAACAACGGCAAGCTGCGCGAGATAAGCGTCGAGAGCATCAAGCGGCAGGTCTGCAACTACCTGTGCGTTGGGGCACTCGAGCCGCTCCTTGCCGCCAAGGTCGGCTTCTGGCAGGTGTCGAGCGGCGTCAAGGGCAAGGGTGCGGCGCTGGGGATGCGCAAGCTCAGGCGCGCGGTTCACCGCTTCGCCTACCACGTACACGTCGACATCCGCAACTGCTACGGCTCGATGCGGACGGAGATAGCGGAGGGTCTGGTGGCGCGCTACGTCAAGAACAGCCAAGTCCTCTACCTGCTCCATTCGCTGCTGTCGACGATGAACGGCGTCCTTATCCTCGGCAGCTACCTGTCGCTTCGGTTGGCGGCGCTCGTGATCTCGTTCGCGTACCACACGGTCGAGGAGGCGGCGAAGGAGCGGCGCGGCAAGCGCGTGAGGCTCGCGGGATGTCAGGTGTGGTACGCCGACGACGGCTATTTTCTCGGCAACTCAAAGCGCTCGCTCAGGAAGGCCGCGGCCATCGCCGCACGCGTTTTGGGGCGGCTAGGATTGTCGCTGAAGCCGTGGAAGGTGAGGCGCAACGGCGCCGAGCCCATCGACTTCGCGGGCTATCGCATCTGGTGCGCTCGCGGGCGCCGGGTCGACTTGCGAAAGAGGCTCTGGAAACGACTGCGACGCGCGTTCGCGCGCTACATGCGCAGGCGCACCGAGCGCTTGGCGAGGCGCGTGTGCTCTTACTGGGGCTGGCTGAAAACGGCCGTCATGGAGCACCAGATGAACGCCAAGCGGTGCATATTCAACGCGGCGAGGGCCGTGGGTTAGGAGGAAAAATATGGTTGTGAAGTCGGAGCGAACGGGCGAGAGGCCCGAGACGGTCGAGATCGCGGGGACCGACGTCTGGCTGCGCCGCGGCATCGCCGAGGGCGAGCGCGAGGAGCAGGGAGGCGAGGGCGGTTCCGTCAAGGTGAAGGTGTTCACCTACGAGGAGCTGCACTTCACCGACCCGACGGGCGAGCTGACGGTCGATGGCGCAAAGGCCGACTTTGACACCGTCTGGACGGCACACGAGGCGGACGGCATGAGCATGGAGGAGCAGATCGCATCGCTCCAGCAGCAGGTCGCCGACTCGCAAGCGGCCCTTCTCGAGCTCGGCGACATCGTTGGAGGTGAGTAACTTGGCGAAGATCTACTACCGCGCCGTGAAAAGCGGCAAGCGCACGCTCGAGAGCGTTCCCGAGCGCTGGCGCGACGAGGTGCGCCAGATGCTAGAGGCAGACGGCGAGTAGGGAAGGGCCCCGGCTTCGGTCGGGGCCCTTTTCCGTTATGTGCGAGCGACCATGCGTGCCGACGATTGGAGGCGGCGCATGGCGAGGGATAGCGCTCACGAGTTCTCAGACGCCGAGATTCGGGTGTTCGAGCGCGAGGTGGCGGAAGTGTACGGCGAGGCGAGTAAGACGGCCTACGCCAACCTCAAGCGCTATCTGGCGCAGTTCGAGGCCGACGACGAGAAGATGCGCGAGCGTCTCGAGGCCGGCGAAATCACCAAGGCTCAATACAGGTCTTGGCGAAGCGGGAAGATAGCAGCGGGCAGGCGCTACCGAATCGTCCTCAAGCAGTGCGCCGAGGCCATGACGCATGCGAACGTCGTCGCTGCCGCCGCCATCGAGGGCAGGCTGCCCGAGGTCTACGCCGAGAACTACAACTACGGCACGTGGCAGGTCGAGAGCGCCGTGGGCGTTGACACGGCCTACGCACTGCAGGACGCGTCGACCGTCCAGAGGCTGCTCACCGACCACGACAGCTATCTGCCCAAGCCGTCCGTCAACGTCGCCAAAGACGTGGCGTGGAACCGCCGGCTCATCGCCAACCAGATCACGCAGGGCATGCTGCTCGGCGAGTCGATACCCAAGATCGCGAAGCGCATCCAGGACGTGGCGGGGTCCAACCGCGCGGCGGCGGTGCGTTTGGCGCGGACCTCGACGACGGCGGCGGAGAACGCCGGACGCGTCGACAGTTACAAGAGGGCCAAGGGGCTCGGCATCAAGGTGCAGCAGGAATGGGTGGCGACGCTCGACGGGCGCACGCGCTCGAGCCACAGAAAGCTCGACCGCGAGAAGGTGGAGGTCGGCGAGAAGTTCAGCAACGGGTGCCGCTACCCGGGCGACCCCGAGGCGCCGTATGCCGAGACGTGCAACTGCCGCTGCACGCTGGTGGCGTGCTGTGACGGACTCGACGTGCTCGACGGCGAGCGTTTCAGCCGACTGCCCGAGGGCATGACCTACGAGGAATGGAAGGCGGGCAAGCCCGCCGTCACCGGCGCGAAGCCCGCGAACCGCACCATCTCAGAGTTCATGGAGATGCCCGGCACCAAGCGCAAGCTGGACGTGGCGGGCGTATCCAAGACCGAGGCGCGCAAGCGGCTCTCGCGGCAGCTCGAGGACTACGGCATACCGTCGAGCGGCTTCAGGAAGATGTCGGCGGGCGACCAGCAAAAGGTGCTGGACTCGGCGCTCGGCACGGTCTACGAGGGCGGCGGGAAATCGAGGGCTAAGCCGGTAGAGCACTCAATGGAGTTCGCGGTGGATATGGGGAAGATCGCGAGCAGGGACTACAGGGCAAAAGTGTCTAAAGCCGTCGGCAAAGATGCCGCGGACGGCGTACATGCGAGCATAAGACGCATCCTCAGCCACCGAGGGGGCACGAACGGCGAGGACCTTTACGCCATCGACTTGTCAACGGGCAAGACAATCACGAGCTGCGTTAACTCGACCGTTGGCAGCACCGTGGTCCCTCCGGCGAAGTTCGGCAAGAAGGTCGAGGCGGCAATCGGGGACGGTCGGCGCGTAGTGCTGCTCCACAACCACCCGGCCTCTGGCATCCCTAGCGCGGCTGACCTTTTGGCGGTCGGCGGCAAGGGCTGCGAGATGGGGATAATCGCAGCTCACGATGGAAGTATCTACACGTTCGAGAAGGTTTCCGAGCCGGATGCGTCCTATAATGTCGATGAGGTGAAGTACCTTAGAATCCAAAGGCTTTACGGCGGCAACGAGGACAGGCTGTTTCGGGCGATTGAGGAGAGGTTCGGTTTCAAGATTGAGCATCATGAATGACATACTCAACGAAGCCGTTAGCTATCTCGACGGAAGAGACGACGTCGACGCTATAGGTCACGTTCTCGATTCCAAGCCTAAAGCCGTTCAGGAGCTATGGCTTAAAGAGGCCAAATACGACGACGAGAATCGCAGGGAGTACTACGAGCTGTTTGGCCCGGATAAGTTCGAGGATGCTCTTGAAGCCGATATAGTCGAGATATTCGAAAGCGAACTAAATAACTAGCCAACAGGCCCCGCCACGGCGGGGCTTTTTTCATGCCGCGTGACCGTGCCGCGACACTGCCCGCAGAGAGATTGGGGCAGGCATGAAAGAGCTATTCACTTGCGCGAACTGCGGCGACTGCGCCGTAAAGCTGGGCTTCGGCTTCACGTTCCCGGATACCTACATCTGCACGCAGCGCGGCGACGAGGTTGAGCCCGACGACGGCTGCACGCTCGGGTGCGAGGGCGTGCCGGTGCAGGCCATCGAGGCCATCGAGGCGGACGTCAACGGCCGCGTGGGCTACGGGTGCGAGGTGCTCGACTGATGGCTTACGGGCTCGTCGGCGGCGTCGGCGACCACGGCCGGCACGGCACCCTCATCACCGAGGAGATCGTAAACGCTGCGAAGCTGGATACCGCCGAGTGCATCGAGATACGGCAGAACAACATCGAGCAGGTCGAGAAGGCCCTCCTGCGCGCCTATAAGACGGGCCTAGAGGAGATAGGCCTCGTCGCGGAGGGCTACGCCAAGGCGACGTGCCCGGTCGACACGGGCAGGTTGCGCAACTCCGTCACGCACCTCCTCAAAGGCTACGACTGCTTCATCGGGACCAACGTCGAGTACGCGCCATACGTCGAGGAGGGGACCTCCCGCATGAAGGGCAAGCACTTCCTGCGCAAGGCGGCAACGGGCCACGGAGACACGTACCGGGCGATTCTCGAGAAGCACCTGAGGGGTGGCGCGTAGGGCCGCGTTACTCCGCTTGGATACTCACCCTTGCCGCGAGGTATTGCGGTGCGGGCCCTGCCGAGGCAATAGGCTGGGACCCGCCCATTCCGAAGCAAGGGAGATTCTGTTGGCACTCACGCGAAAGATGCTCAAGGCAATGGGCATCGAGGACGAGAAGATCGACCAGATCATCGAGGAGCACGCCGAGAGCGTGGACGCGCTCAAGGCGCAGCGCGACGAGCTCAAGGAGGCCGCGGGCAAGGCGGACGGCTACAAGAAGGAGCTGGACGCGCTCAAGGCCAAGGGCGAGGGCGCGGGCGAGTACGAGGAAAAGTACAAGGCTGCCGTCAAGAACCTAGAGGACTACAAGGCCAAGGTCGAGGGCGAGAAAGCCGCAGCCGAGAAGCGCAGCCTGTACCGAGAGCTGCTCAAGTCGGCGGGCGTCGACCCCAAGCGCATCGAGACCGTTCTCAAGGTCTCCGACCTCGAGAACGTGACCGTCAAGGACGGCGCTATCGAGGGTGCGGACAAGCTCACCGAGGGCATCAAGGCCGACTGGGCCGACTTCATCGCAACCACGACCGTCAAGGGCGCCGACGTGGCCCACGCCCCCAAGGGCGAGGGCGGCAAGGACATCAACGAAATGAGCACCGCCGAGTACATGAAGTACAAGGCGGAGCAGAGAGGCTAAGGGGTTTCTATGCCGAACACCATCCTTACACCCAACATCATCGCCAACGAGGCGCTGGACGTTCTGCGCACCAACGCCGTCATGGCCAACCTCGTCCACCGCGACTACTCCTCCGAGTTCGTCGCCGGCGTGGGCGACACCATCACCGTCCGCAAGCCCGCCACCTTCGAGGCCAAGGAGTTTACTACCGAGGTCGAGGTGCAGGACGCCACGGAGGGCAAGGTCCCCGTCAAGATGGACAAGCTGCTCGACGTGACGTTCGCCGTCACGTCCAAGGAGCTGACGATGGGCATCGTCGACTTCTCCGCGCAGTTCCTCGTCCCGGCCATGCAGGCCTTCGCCGACAAGATCGACGGCTACCTGCTCGCGCTCGAGAAGGACGTCACGAACCGCGTCGACCACACCAAGGACGCCATCGCCGTGGCGGACATCATCGCCGCCCGCAAGTTCCTCGTGGACGCCAAGGCGCCCTCCACGGAGCGCCGCTTCGTCTACGGCTCCCAGGCCGAGGCCGACCTGCTCAACACCGAGGCGTTTACCAATGCCTCCGCCGTCGGCGACAACGGCACCGCCCTCAAGGAGGCATCGCTTGGCCGCAAGTATGGCCTCGACTTCTACTGCGACCAGAACGTTCAGAAGACGACCGCCGAGACGGCGAACTACACGCCGTCCATCGCGTTCCACAAGAACGCCTTCGCGCTCGTGACCCGCCAGCTCGAGATGCCGCTCGGCGCGCCCAAGGCCTTCTCCACCTCCTACGACGGCTTCGGCCTGCGCGTAGTCCAGGGCTACGACCAGAAGACCAAGACCGACACCGTCTCCATCGACATGCTCTGCGGCGTCAAGACCCTCAGCCCCGAGCTCGCTGCCGTCATCACCGATAAGCGATAGGCGCAGAGATGCTCGAGCAGGTGCTTCTGTCGCTGCGCAACTGGTTTGTCGCCGACAAGCGCACGGGGCGCGTCCGTATCGAGGACGGCCGCCTCGTGCCGCCCGCGGCCCTCGGCCTCAAGGAGGGCCAGTACGTCCGCATCACGGGCTCGACCTTCAACGACGGGCTGCACGCGTGGCCCTACAACGGGCTCACGGACGAGGAGTTCGTCGGCACCGTCTGGGCGCTCGCCATCCCGCAGGCCGTGGTCGACCTCGCTGACGAGATCGCAACGTGGCAGGCCGAGCACGCCAAGGAGCTGGACAGCCCCTACGCGAGCGAGAGCTTTGGCGGCTACAGCTACACGCGCGTCGGCGGCGACGGCTCGCCAATCACGTGGCGACAGCAGTTCAAGGCGCGTCTCGACCCTTGGAGAAAGCTGTGAGCCGCCTGTACGAGCGCATGGCGGTGGCGTGCGCGAGGCTCGTCGCAAAGACCGAGCCTGACGGCGAGGGCGGCTTCAAGACCGTCCTCGCCGTCGGCGACGGCTTCACGGCGGCGATCGTGCGCGACAGCTCGACGGCCTCGCGCATCGCGGAGCACGACGGCGTGAGGAACGTCTACACCGTGACCACCGACGAGCCGCTGCGGTACGGCGACCTCTTCCAGCGTGCGTTCGACGGGCAGGTATTCCGCTGCACGTCGAACGCGGACGACGGCGCCGCGCCGTGCTGCGCGTCGTTCAGCTTCGGCCAGTGCAGCGCGGAGGAGTGGGAGGTGCCGGATGGCGACTAAGGCGGCGGCGCTGCAGGCGTGGCTCGAGGGCTTCGGGCTGCCTGTGTACCGCGACTCGGCGGTGCCGGGCGAGGCGAAGATGCCCTACATCACCTACGACCTGCCGACCGCGTCGTTCGGCACGCAGTGCAACTCCGAGGTGAACCTCTGGTACCGGACCTCGTCCGAGGCCGCGCCCAACGCCAAGGCCGAGGAGGTCGCCCGGGCGCTGGGGCTGTCGGGCGTGCTGCTGCCGTGCGACGGCGGCGGCATGTGGGTGATGCAGGGCGATCCGTTCTGCAACGCCATGGCCGACGGGGACAACGCCGTGAAGCGCCGAATCATCAACCTGACCATTGAGTACATGACCAGCTACTAGGAGGTCATATGTCTAAGTTCACGCGCATCCCCGAGAACACGTTCAAGGAGATCGTCATCAACGCGGGCCTGCTCGCCACGAATTTCAACCCCAAGACCGCCGAGGTCGCGGAGTCCGAGCTGATGGGCGCGACGAGCGGCGGAACCAGCTTCGCCGCCACGCCCAGCTTCATCGACTACGGCGAGGACATCGACAACTGCCCCGCCAACACGATGGAGCTGAAGCGCATCGACAGCATCGAGGCCAAGCTGAGCGGCACGTTCGTGACGCTGAACACCGCGCTCGGCAAGAAGCTCGCGGCCGCAGCCGACGAGACCGAGGGGAAGATCGTCCCGCGCTCCGCGCTCTCGGAGGAGGACTTCGCCGACATCTGGCTCATCGGCGATTACTCGGGCGAGAACGGCAACGGCTATATCGCCATCCGCCTCATCAACGCGCTCAACACGGGCGGCCTGCAGATCACGACGCAGAACAAGGCCAAGGGCCAGTTCGCGTTCGAGTTCACGGGCCACTATTCCATCAAGAACCCCGAGGTCGTTCCCTACGAGCTGTACATCAAGCAGGAGATTGGAGCCTAACCATGAAGCTGGAGAACCTTACCGCCGACGAGTTCCAGAACGCCATGTGCATGCTGGCGGACGTCGCGGAGGACGTCATGAACGGCGAGCTTGGCGCAAAGGCCAAGGCGGCCTACGCAAAGTTCCGCGCCGATTCCGCCAAGGCCAAGGCCAAGGCGACCGCCAAGGCGAAGGGCAACCCCGAGGCCGCGAAGGCGGCAGCTGTCGCCGAGGTCAACGGCCTCGCCGTGGACATGGTTGCGGGGCTGCTGCCCGACGTGCTGCGCCAGGGCGGCGAGATCAGCTACAAGCTGCTCGCCGCGCTCGACGGCCAGACACTCGAGGAGTACAAGGCCGACTTCACCGTGAAGAAGTGGGTGAACGACATCAAGGATGCCATCGACGGCATCGACGGCATCAAGGACATCCTGGCTCCTTTTTTTGGATAGCCGCCGAGGACCCATCTCACATATGGCTCTGTCTGGGCGAGTACGTCGGGCCACGGCGTGCTCGCCCTTTCTGTAGGTACATGGTCGCGCGGTGGCGCGAGCGGGACGAGCGGGAGGCGTTCCGCGTGTACCTGAGCGAGTCGGTGCGCCTCATGGCGCAGGGGAAGTGGCTCAAGGAACCCTTCCTGAGCATCGTCAACGGCGGTGCGGGCGATGGGTCCGAGGCGGAGGACACGCGCAGCGGCGACGAGATCGCCGCAGACATCATAGAGCGGATGGGATTGAGGGTGGTCTAGGTGAACCTTCTCGACCTGATGATTAAGGTCGGCCTCAAGGACGAGGCCAGCGGTAAGGCCGAAGGCGTTGCCTCAAAGGTCGTGGGCACGCTCGGCAAGGCCGGAGCGACCGTTGCCAAGGCGGTAGGCGTGGGCGTCGCCGCCGTGGGGGCGGGCGTCGCTGCCGTCACGGGCATGAGCATGAGCGCATACGCCGCATACGAGCAGAACGTCGGCGGCATCCAGAAGATATTCGGCAACATGGGCAAGTCCCTCGAGGACTACGCCGCCATGACCGGCCAGACCGTCGAGCAGTGCTCCGGTAAGTGGGAGCAGCTCGAGCAGGCCCAGACGACGGTGCTGGCCAACGCCGACCGCGCCTACATAACGGCCGGCCTGAGCGCGAACCGGTACATGGAGCAGGTGACGGGCTTCTCGGCTGCGCTCGTCTCCTCACTGGGCGGCGACACGGTCAAGGCCGCCGAGTACGCCAACACCGCCATGGTCGACATGAGCGACAACGCAAACACCTTCGGCACGGCGATGGAGGACCTCCAGAACGCGTACCAAGGATTTGCCAAGCAGAACTACACGATGCTCGACAACCTCAAGTTGGGGTACGGCGGCACCAAGGAGGAGATGCAGCGCCTCATCAAGGACGCGCACGCCGTCAACTCCGCCGTGGATGAGTCGAGTCTGTCCTTCGACAACATCGTGCTAGCCATCCACACGATGCAGGAGCAGATGCAGATCGCCGGCACGACCTCGCGCGAGGCCGCGACGACCATCGAGGGCTCCTGCAACATGGCCAAGGCCGCCTGGGAGAACTGGGTTACGGAGCTGAGCAAGGACGACGCCGACATGGGCAAGCTCACCGAGGAGCTGTTACAGTCGGTCGAGACGGCGGCCTCAAACGTCGTCCCGCGCGTTGCGACCATCGTCGGCACGGCGTTGTCGCAGCTACCGAGCCTTGTCACGTCGGTCGGTCCCGTGCTCGGCCAGGCGTTCGTCGACATCTTCACGCAGGCGCTCGACAGCGCCGCAGCGGCTGTTCCCGGGCCGATGGGCGACATCCTCTCCGCCGTGTCTGATGGCGTGGACGAGATCGGCGAGCGCTTCAAGGGCCTTGGCGAGATCTGGGCGGTTGGGGACAACCCGTTGGAGTCGCTGCACCTCGCCATGGTCTACGGGCTGACGCTGCTCGACGGCGACCTGTCCACGCTGCAGGAGAACATCACCTCTTCGCTGCCCGGCATCGCCGATGGTTTCGCCGACGTCGGCGGCGAGGTCGTTCCCAAGCTCGCCGAGGGAATCGAGATGGGGCTGTCTTTCCTCTCCGAGACGGCGGCTTCGCTCATGACCTCTTTCGGCGGTTACCTGTCCGAGAACCTGCCGTCCATCATGGAGAGCGGGCTTCAGATTCTCACCGGCCTCTCAGAGTCCATAGCAGAGAACGCGGGCGTCCTGACCGAGGGCGCGGCGAACCTCATCGTCGGCTTGGCGCAGGGCATAGCGGACAGCCTGCCGACGATCATCGAGCAGGCCCCGGTCATCGTGCAGAACCTCGCCAACGCGATCAACGACAACGCGCCGATACTGCTCGGTGCCGGCATCCAGGCAATTGTGACGCTGGCACTTGGCATCGTGCAGGCGATACCGACGCTCATCGCCAACATCCCGGCCATCTTCTCGGCCTTCGTCTCAGCGTGGTCGGCGCTCGACTGGCTGAGCCTCGGCCGCAACGCCATCACGTTCCTCGGCAACGGAATCGCGAACATGGCCGGCTTCGTGCGCACGTGCGGCACCAACATCGTGTCCGCTATCCGCGGCGCAATCCAGAACCTGCCGTCCACCCTGGCGAGCATCGGACGCAACGGAATCAGCAGCCTGGGCTCCGCCATCCGCGGCGCGGTCGGCTTCGTGACCTCGGCGGCCTCGAGCATTGGCAGCTCCATCATGAGCGCCCTGTCCTCAATCCCCGGCCGCGTGGCATCCATCGGATCGCAAATCGTGCAGGGCATCGCAAACGGAATCAGCGGCGCGGCCGGCGTGGTCGTGAGCAAGATTACCGGCGTGGTTGGCGGCGCCATCGACGCGGCCAAGAACCTGCTGGGTATCCACTCCCCATCGCGCGTGTTCCGCAAAATTTTCGGCTACGTCATGGAGGGCGCGGCCCTCGGCATCGACGACACGGCGGACGAGCCGGTGAAGTCCATGAGGTCGGCGGTGCGCAACGTCGAGAAGGCCGCCGTGTTCGGTGCGAGCGTTACCGGCGGCGGAGCATACGGGGCGACCGCCAGCGGAGCCGCGGGCATCGCGGGCGGCGGCAACGTTTACAACCTCTACCTCGACAGCGACCTGCTGGGCGTCGACGGGCGCGTGGCCTCCGCCTTCAGGAGCTTCGTCGCGGCGGTGGAGCAGAGTATGGCGATGGGGGTCGCGTAGTATGGCGCAGGGAAACTGGGTTCAAGGCAGAGGCGCTTACGGCCTGTACTGCTGGTGCGCGTACGTAGACGTTGCTGAGGTTGGGCGTACCGACACCACGGTGACCTACCGTGTCACGCACGGCTACGGCACGCGCTACGCCATCAACTGCTACGCAAACGGCAGCTCGTCGGCGGGCGGCTCGTGGAACGGCTCGGTCTACTCGACGAACAACTCCGGCTGGGTATGGGTGCAGTGCACGTCGCGCGACGTCGAGCTCGCCCGCGGCAACGGCGACGCCTACAACCACACCTTCACGGGCCAGATTAACGTCACGGGCGGCTTCGGCAACGGAACGTCGAACGCCTCCAACACCGTCACGGTCCCGTGCCGTGCCTACCACACGCCGCACACGCCGAAGAACATCAGGGCGGAGCGCCTGAGCGACACCAGCGCGAAGGTCAGCTGGGACGTCGACTGCACGGGCATGAACGGCGACTACCCCTGGTCGACCGTGACCGTCGGCGTGGTGAAGAACGGCCCGGGGAAGTTCACCGACGTCGGCACCGTCAGTTGGGATACCACGAGCCACACCTACAACGGCCTCGAGCCGGGCTGCATGTATATCTTCTCTGCCAAGGCGACGGGCCCCGGCGGCACGTCGGACTACGGCGTGAGCGCGCCGGCGATCTACACCACGCCGACGGCGCTCGGCATGCTCGAGGCCGTCAAGGCGGAGGCGGCGAAGGTCGTGCTCAAGGGGCACGACGCACCGGCCTTCGTCGACAGTTGGGAGTTCCAGCTCACGACCGACGGTGGAAAGACGTGGGTCGATGCGGACGTAAACGCCTCTTGGGAGGACGAGGAGGCACCGGCGGGTACGGTGCGCTACCGTGCCCGCGCGGTCAAGAGCGGCCTCAAGGGTCCGTGGACGGAGTCAAACGAGGTCACGACAATATGCCCGCCGCTCGCACCGTCCATCAGGGGCGTCAGGGCGGCTTACGCTACAGGTTCGACTGCGACGCTCGAATGGGTGCCCAACCATCCGGACGGCTCGGCGCAGACCTCAGCCGAGGTGCAGGTCACGACGCCGACGGGTCCCACCACCACGACGGTCGATGGCCCGGGTACGAGCCTGAAGCTGCCGACCGGCACCAAGGGCCTCTACTCCGTGCGCGTGCGCACCAAGGGCCTCGACGAGGACTGGGGCGCATGGTCGAGCGCGGCGGCATATACCGTGGCGGACGCGCCCCAGGCATTCTTCACCGATCCGGCTGCGGACGGGGCGACCCTGCGCGCGGTGCCGCATACCTTCACGTGGAAGGTGGCCGACGAGACGGGCGTCAGCCGACAGTACCTGTCTTTGTGCGACATCAGGGGCAATCTCCTGTGGAGCGGGACTGTGGACAAGGACGCGCGCTCCTTTGGCCTCGGCTACGCGCAGCACGCCTTCGTCAACTACACGCAATACAGGGTCATGCTCACGGTCACGGCCGGCTCGTCGCTATCGGTCACCGTCTCGAGAACTTTCCGGACCGACTGGGCACCGCCAGCCAAACCGTCGCTCAACATCTTCGTCGACGAGAGGTTGGGATGCCAGCTGTCGGTATTCCCAGGCAAGGCCGACAGTGACGACACGCCCGAAACGTCCCACTTCACCGTGTCGCGCGTCCTGCCCGACGGCTCGACCCTGCAGCTCGGCTCGCACCTTGCGGCAGGCGAGGGCGCGAGCGACCCGCTACCCCCGCTCAACAGCGAGTTCGAGTACGTCGCGGTCGCCTATGCCGCGACGGGCGTGAGCACGGCGACGAGGGTCAAGACGACCGTGGCGAGCCGCGCGGTGGCTCTCAACTGGGGAGCCGGCGCTGAGAGGTCGTGGCTCGGGCGCTATCTCAAGAAGGGCTCGAGCCGCAAGGTGACGCACGGTTACGAGATGCTTCACTTCGCTGACGGCGGCGACGGCTTGCCCGTTTCGTACGGCATCAGCGAGCGAGACGTTAAGGACAGCATGGACTTCCTTCTGCTCGACGAGGGCGATTACAAAGCCTTCCTCGAGGTGATGGATACGGCTGGTCGCTTCTGGGTGCGCGACCTGTACGGTGCTCGGTTCCGTGCCCGCCTCAATTGCAGCGTGAAACGTTCAAACGGCGCGTGGGTGGCATCTTGCGACCCGACATGGGAGACATGGGAGGAGCCTGCTAATGGCTGATAGCTGGCTGAGGCCGTTCGATGCCTCCTACGATTTCGTTCGTGTCTCGCGCGAAACGATGCTCGAGCTTGACTTCGTGCGCGACATCAAGAACGGCGGCACCATCGAGCGCAACTCGAATACGGCCATATATGAAACTGCGTCGCTGGACTTCTCCGACAGCTTCGACGTGGGCAACGACTTCCTGCGTGTGTACCTCAATGCCGTGTTCACGGATGCGAGCAAGAAGCGCGAATGTCTTGGCACGTTCATCCCGCAGGTCGATTCGATAGACATTGACGGTGCCTACCGTGAGGGACAGGTCAACGCCTATGGCCTTCTGAAGTTGCTCAAGGACGACGACTTCGACAGCCCGTACGTGATCGTGGCTGGCAGCAATATCGTGGACGAGGCCGTAAAGATTGTCGAATCTGTCGGCCTCATCGTCTACGCTGACCCCAGCACCCTGCTTCTCAGTAGCACTTTGGTGTTCGGCGTGGGCAAGAACAACGAGGTCAAGACCAAGCTGGATGCCGTGAACTTCCTCCTAAAGCTGGCGGGGTTCCGTTCGGCCATGACCGACCGCATGGGCAACGTGCATCTGAGGCGCTATGTCGAGCCTGCTGATATGCCTATCTCTGCTGAGTTCACCGAGGGCAAGGACGCACGTTTCATGCCCGACATGACTGACTCGACCAATCGCGCCGAGGTCTGCAATGTCGTACATGTGGACTTCAACACGCAGGACGCGTCGGTGCGTGGCACGGCGATAGACGACTCGCCCGACTCTGACCTCTCGACCGTCTCAGTCGGTCGACGCATCGTCAAGAGCTACAGCTACGATAGCCTGCCCGGTGTGGACACCGAGGACAACAACCTAATCGAAGGTGCCGACAATGCCCTCATCGGCACCGGTAAAAAGTCGGACAAGAGCTTTCGCAGAAGCGAACCGCACGGCAGTATCCAGACCGTCTACGCTCCCGATTCGCCGCAGATGGGCGTACTTTTCGGCATCAAGGTCGTATCTACTGGCGGGCGCATCGGTTTCTGTCAGGACGAAGGCCCGAGCGTGAAGAAGGACACCGACTATACGCAGAGTGTGTGGGTCAAGGGTACCAAGGGCGCGACGGGCATCATCCAGTCCTTCTGGGATCAAGAGAAGACCGTCGGCCCGCCTACCTCTGCATTCACCTTGACAGGCGAATGGCAGAAGCTCACCTACACATATCACGCAATCGAGAACCACAACAAATGCAGCTGGGGCTATTGCTACATCGACAGCGGTGAGGCCGTGTTCGTCGCCGATAAGGTCGAGGAGAGCGGCACGGCAACGCCATGGCCACAGGACGCGATGCAGGCGGCGGCAGACCGCAAGGCGGCTGAACTGCTCGCAACCGAGCGTTCCGTGACGCGAACCGCAGTGTTTAAAAGCGCGTACAAGTCCATCGAGCCGTGCATGGCGGTGGCGATGAGCTACAAGACGGGCGGCGTGGTCGGCAAGCTGGCAATCCAGAAGCAGACGCTGACGCTCGACGCGGGTTGCGTCATTAAGCATACGGCAAGGAGGTACGAGCGATGAACGATTCGGCGACCGAGATCAAGGGCGCTGCGGCACGGCTGGCGGCGGCGATACCGTCGAGCGGAAAGCGCCTGACGGTTGAGTTCGGCACGGTCGTTGGCGTACACGACACGTCGCTCGATGTGCTGCTGCACGGCACGGTGGTGACGGTCCCGATGGTGCGCTCCTGCACGGGGTGCATCATCACCGACCGTGCGGTGATTCTGTCGCAGGGCCCGCTGGCCGTGTGCGTCGGCACGATGGCGGCGGTGTAGGCCGGCGTTACGGGGGCCCGAACCTGCAATGTGGCGGGGAATGGGCCCCACCACACTGCAGAACGGAAGGGAGGCCGGATGGAGGTACTCAAGCTCTTCGTGCCGTACGGACCGGCTTGGCTTGGAGGCGTGCTTCTGGCGCTTATTGCCGTTTACTTTGGGCGTCAGTTTCTCGCCGAATACAAGCTGCAGAACGAGCGCAAAGCGAATCTCGACCTGAAGCGCGAGGAGCGAAAGCAGGCCGAGGTGGACGAGCGGGCGCAGCGCGACCGTGAGCGATCACAGATGGAAGGCCGCATCGCAGCCCAGATGGAGCGCAGCAACACCTTGATTGAGGGGATGAAGACCCTCATGGAGTCGGTCGTCGCGTCAAATGACGTGCTGCACGCCGACCTGGTCCACAGCCAGGCGCGCAGCCAGGGGATGGCCGAGAAGGTCGACCACATCTACGACCGCGTCGACCTCATGTACAACAAGGAGACAAGCAGATAGGAGCAATCAAATGACTGAGATTCAGGCCGGCCTCACCGTCGCCACGGTGCTCGTGGTGCCGTACATCGTGCAGGCCATCAAGACTAAGGCCATGACGGGCAGCGTCGCCCGCTGGACGGCTATCGCCGTCTCGGCGGGGTGCGGCGCCCTCACGGCCATGGCGGGAGGCGTGCCCACCGACCCCTCGGCGTGGGTGACGTCCATCTTCGCGTGTGTCGGCGGCGTGCAGGTGGCCTATGCCGCCTTCAAATCCGTCGGTATCACGGACAAATGGCTCGACGCGCTGCTCGCGCTCGGCGACATCAAGGAGGACTAAC